CTGGTGTCGGAGTGGGCCGACCGCTACCGGCGGATCCCAAGGGGCACGAGCCCGGAGCCGGGCCAGTGGAAGACGAGCCGCACGCCCTACCTCCGCGGGATCATGGACGCCGTCTGCGACCCGACCGTCGAGACGATCGTCGTGATGATGGGGTCGCAGCTCGGCAAGTCCGAGGCCTGCCTCAACATCCTCGGCTACTTCGTCGACCAGGACCCGGCGCCAATCCTGATGGTCCAGCCCACCATCGAAGCCCTGGAGGCATTCAGCAAAGAGCGCATCGAGCCGAGCTTCCGGGCCTCGCCGGTCCTGCGCGGCAAGCTGGAGAGCGGCAAGGACGGGCGCGGCGGGAACCGCAAGAGCGCCAACACGATCCGAGTCAAGCACTTCCCCGGAGGCTACCTCGCGCTCGCCGGGGCCAACGCCGCCGCCGGACTCGCGAGCCGCCCGATCCGGGTGGTGCTTTGCGACGAGGTGGACCGCTTCTCCATCTCGGCGGGCGTCGAAGGGGACCCCGTCAAGCTGGCTAGCCAGCGGACCTCGAACTTCTACAACCGCAAGATCGTCCTCGTCTCCACGCCCACCGTGGACGGCCTGTCCAAGATCCAGCACGAGCACGAACAGGGAGACCAGCGCCGCTACGAGGTGCCGTGCCCTCACTGCGGGGCGCTGCAAGTCCTGGTCTGGAGCCGCCTGATCTACAAAGACGCCGACGGAGAGCGGGACCTGGAGCGAGCGCACTACCTCTGCGAGCACTGCGAGGGTCGGATCGAGGAGCGCCACAAGCCAGCCATGTTGGCCGCCGGGGAGTGGATCGCCCAGAAGCCCGGCGGGAAGGTGGCCAGCTTCGGGGACCTGTCGGCGCTCTACTCGCCCTGGGTGAGGTGGGCCGAGCTCGCGGAGCAGTGGTGCAAGGTCCAGGACGACCGGGACAAGCGGGGGCTGCAGGAGTTTGTGAACCTCCGCCTCGGCCAGCCGTGGGTCGAGCACCAGCAGGTGATCGCCGTCGAGTACCTGGAGCGGCGCCGCGAGTACTACGACGGCGAGGCCCCCGCAGGGGTGCTAGTCCTGACCGCAGGCGTGGATGTTCAAGACGACCGCCTGGAGTTGGAGGTGGTGGGCTGGGGCGCGGATAGGGAGAGCTGGGGCGTCGAGTACATCGTGCTCATGGGGGATCCATCCCTGCCCGAGAGCTGGGCCGCGCTCGACGCGCAGCTCGTGCGCACCTGGCAGACTGACGACGGTCGCCGCCTCGGGCTGTCCTGCGTGTGCGTGGACTCGGGTGGCCACCACACAGCGGAGGTGTACGCGTACTGCCGGGCTCGGGAGCAGCGCGCCGTCTGGGCCATCAAGGGGCGGGGCGGGGCGGGGGTGCCAGCCGTCGGGAAGCCTACCCGCGGAAACCGGATGAAGGCCGCGCTCTTCACGCTCGGCGTGGACGATCTCAAGGGCACGCTGATGGCTCGGATCCAGACGGAGCACGAGGGGCCAGGCTACTGCCACTGGCCGCGGCAGGCGGATCGGGGGTATGACGCTGCCTACTTCGCCGGCCTGGTAAGCGAGCGGCGCATCGTTGTCCAGCGCGGCGGGGCGCGGCGGATGGAGTGGAAGAAGATCCACGACCGCAACGAGCCGCTGGACTGCCGCGTCTACGCGACCGCCGCGCTCGAGATCCTCCACCCGACATTGACGAAGCGGGCCAACCCCGGGGGGCCAGGCGTGCCGCGCGTGACAAAGCCGCGCCGAGGCCGTAGGGTTCTCTCCAGGGGGGTGCGATAGTGGCGGAGCCCTGGACCCTAGTTCAAGCGCAGGAGCATCTAGCGGCGTGGCTCGCCGCTGACCTGGCCTGCGCCGGTGGCCAGTCCTACACCATCGGCTCCCGCACCCTCACCCGCGCCGACCTCACCGACATCGCCCGACAGCTCGCCTTCTGGCGCCGCGAGGTGACCCGCCTTCAGGACGGCCGCTCCGCAGGCCCACGCATCCGCCGCGTGATCCCGAGGGACCTGTGAAGCTCATCGGCCGACTGCGAGCCATGGCCAGCGGCTACGGGAGCCACGGCGCCTCCTACGCCCGCAAGTCCCTGATGGGCTGGATGGCCACTGCCGGCGGCCCCGACGAAGATATCACCGAGCACGTCGAGACCCTCCGCGAGCGCAGCCGGGACCTCTTCGCGGGGACCCCCCTGGCGACCGGGGCCCTCAGAACCCTCGTGACCAACACCGTTGGCGCCGGGCTCCGCCTGAGCCCGAGCATTGACGCCGAGGCGCTCGGGCTGAGCGACGACGAGGCCGATGCCTGGGAGCGCCAGACAGCCCGCGAGTTCGCCCTGTGGTCGAGGCACGCGGACGCAGCCCGGACGGCGACGTGGGAGCAGCTCCAGTCGCTGGCCCTCCTCTCGGCGCTGATGAGCGGGGACGTGTTCGTCGCGCTCCCGACGATCCGTCGGGGTGGGAGCATCTACGATCTCAGGGTCCAGCTTATCGAGGCGGACCGCGTGTGCGACCCCTCGCCCATCAAGCCCGGCGTGGACGTGTGCGGCGGGGTGGAGCTCGGGAAATACGGCGAGCCGGTGGCCTACTACGTCGCGCAGAATCACCCGGGCTCGACCCGCTCGCTGAAGATGCAGTCGTGGAAGCGCGTTCCCGCTTTCGGGGCCCGCACGGGCCGGCGCAACATGCTGCACCTCCTCGCCCAAGAGCGCCCCGAGCAGCGGCGCGGCGTGCCCATCCTGGCCCCCGTCATTGAGTCGCTCAAGCAGCTAGGGCGCTACAGCGACGCCGAGCTGATGGCTGCCGTCGTGTCGGCCATGCTCACGGTTTTTGTGAAGTCGGACGCGCCCGATCCGATGGCCGGACTCGGGGCCGGGATCCCCGCCGCAGACCGCGTCGACGATGACGACGCATCCACCATGGAGTTGGGCAACGGATCCATCGTCGGTCTGGCCCCCGGCGAGTCAATCGACACCGTGGCGATGAATCGCCCCAACACGGCCTTTGACGGCTTCGTGCGGGCGATCTGCGTGCCCATCGGGACGGCGCTCGAGATCCCCTATGAGCTGCTGCTCAAGCACTTCACTAGCTCGTACACCGCAGCCAGGGCCGCCCTCAACGAGTTTTGGAAGTCGGTGCGGGCCAAACGGGCGTGGATCGTCGACGACTTCTGCCAGCCGATCTATGACGAGTGGCTCGCGGAGGCCGTGGCGAGGGGTCGCGTCGTCGCCCCTGGATTCTTTGAGGATCTCGCGCTACGATCGGCATGGAGCGGCGCGAGGTGGTACGGTCCAGCGCAGGGCCAGATCAACCCCCGTGTCGAGGTGGCCGCCGCAGCCGCCAGGGTGGACGCTGGGTTCTCCACCGCGACCCGTGAGACGGCCGAGCTGACTGGCGAGCGCTGGGAAGACGTGAACCGGATCCGGGCCAGAGAGATCGCGCAGCAGGCGATGCCGCCGCAGGAGACCGCATGACGTTCTGGGCGCTGGCGCCAACCGCAGGGGCCGCCGACGAGCTGGACCTCACCGTCTACGGGTACATCTCCGAGGCTGCGTTCTGGGATGATGAAGTCGGGGCCAAAGAGTTCCGCGAGGCGCTCGACGCCCACAAGGGCGTGGCTCGCATCAACGTGCGGATCAACAGCGGGGGCGGCGACGCCTTCGCCGGCATCGCGATCCGGTCCATGCTGGTGACCCACCCCGCAGACGTGCTCGTGACCGTCGAGGGCCTGGCCGGATCCGCCGCCAGCCTGATCGCCATGTCCGGGCACTGCACCATGGCGCTCGGCTCCATGCTAATGATCCACAACCCTTCGGCGCTGGCCATGGGCGAGGCGAAGGATCTGCGCAAAACGGCCGAGGTGCTGGACGGCTTGCGGGACAGCCTAGTGGCCATCTACCAGGCGAAGACCGGCAAGACCGCCGAGGAGCTAGCCGAGCTGCTCGACGCCGAGACCTGGCTCACCGCACAGGACGCGGTCGACCAGGGCTTCGCCGACGAGGTCGCCGGCGAGGTCGAAGCGGTCGCCAAGGGCGACGCCGTCTACTACGCCAGCATCGGATTCCCGCGGTCGGCCCTTCCGTGGGCTGCACGGCCGCTCAATGTGGACGAGCCGCCCAGAGCGGCCGCGGAGGACAACATGCCGATCACGAGGGAGCGCCTCACCGCCGAGGCGCCGGAGCTGCTGGCCGCGCTGCTGGCCGAGGGCCGGGCGTCCGGCGAGACCGACGAGCGCGCCAGGATGCTCGCAATCGACGAGGTGGCGCTCCAGGGCCACGAAGCCCTCGTGAGCCGTGCCCGCTACGAGGAGCCCATGACGGCCGAGGGCCTGGCCGTCGCCATGCTCAAGGTGGAGAGGGTCAACCGGGAGAAGCACCTGGCCGACCTGCAGGCGGACGCTGGCGAGGTCGACGTGCCCGCCGCCCCGCTGCCGCCAGAGGCGACGCCCGAGGCCGAGGCCGATGCGATGTGGAAGGGCGTAGGCGCAGGTCGCTAGCAGACAGCCGCCTGGCGGCCGAGAGGAGTACGTCATGAGCGAGACCTTCGCATACGACAACCTGTTCGCTGGCTCGCAGCGCGACATCGCCAACCGGATCGCAACCGTGGCCCTGGCGCAGTCGCTGAGCCGCGGCGACCTGGTGGGCCGCATCCTCCGCGCGATCGGCGCCGCCGCCGCCGACCCGGGCAACACCGGCGAGGGGACGATCGATGATGAGGCGCTCGGCGCCAAGGCCGTCGTCGGCACCTACACCGCGACGTGCGTGGACATCGGGACCCCGGCGATCTTCGAGGTCGTCGACCCCAACGGCCTCCGCCTAGAGGACGCGTACGCCGAAGAGGCGTATGACGGCCCCGTGGCCTTCCTCATCGAGGCGTACGGGACCGCCTTCGCCGTGGGCGACGTGTTCACGGTCGTCGTGGGCGCCGGCTCCCTGCAGGTCATCGAGGCGGACCTCGACGGGCTGGACGGCAGCGCCGAGCCCTACGGGATCATGGCCGAGGACGTGGACGCGACCGCAGCGGCGACCCGGACCACGGTCTACACCGAGGGCGAGTTCTCCGAGGACAACGTCGGCTACGCGGCCGGCGAGGACGCCGACGACTGGCGCGAGCTGTGCGCCGCCAAGGGCATCTACCTGCGGGCCACCACCGCCGTCTAGCGACTGACCGGACGCCGGCAGCCCCGGCCAGGAGAGGATGATGACGATCTCGCTGTACGATCCCCGCTCAATGGCCCGGGCGCTGCTGGAGATGAAGAGGCCCAAGACCTTCCTGGGCGATCTCTTCTTCGCTGGCGCTCCGCAGCTCCACCTGACCAAGAGCTTCGACGTGGACATTCAGACGGGGACCCGTCGGGCCGCGGAGTTCAGCAACCCGGCCGGGCCCGGCAAGGCCGTGGACCGCGAGGGGTTCGCCACCTACAACTTCGCCCCGCCCACGACCAAGCCCAAGATGGCGATCACGCTGGAGGACATCGCGACGCGGCTCCCCGGCGAGCACATCTACTCGGGGCAGGCTCCGCAGTCCCGGGCGCAGAAGCTGCTGCTGCAGGACATGGAGACGCTCAACGAGATGATCTCCCGCACCGAGGAGATCATGCGCCGCGACGCTCTGGTCGACGGGGCGATCACGATCTCCGAGAACGACGTGGACCAGGTGATCACGTTCCCGGCGCGGGACGGCTCGCTCACTCTCGGCCTGCTCGCCGCCGCCGACCGCTGGAGCGCCGACACGTCGGACCCGGCGAAGAACCTGCGGGCCTGGCGCCGCGCTGTCGCCGCCCAGACCGGCCTGACGGCGGACACCCTGATCCTTGGGTCGGACGCGATCGACGCGCTCTTGTCCAACTTGGCCGTCCAGAAGCTGATGGACAACCGCCGGATGGACTTCGGCGCCGTGTCGGAGCAGTACCAGGACTCGGGCGCCATCTACTACGGCGCCATCGGCGGCGTGGGCTTGTGGGGGTACAACGAGCTCGACCCAGACGGCGACCCCTTGATCTCCGCCAAGACCATCCTCCTCGGCTCCAAGGCCGCCAGGTGCGAGATGCACTACGGCCCTGTCGGGCTGAAGGTTGGCGAGGGCAGCGCTGCCCGCGTGGCCCTGCAGATGGGCGCCCGCGTGCCCAAGAGCTGGTGCGAGGACGATCCGGCCGTGCAGTGGCTCCAGATGAGCGCCAGCCCGCTGCCGGTGCCGATCCAGAACAACGCCTTTTTGACTGCGACCGTGCTGGCGTAGGTGGCGCTCCGGGCCCAGCTTGCGCTTGACCGCGCTACGTTCCTCAACCCCGAGGAGTTCGGCGAGGAGATCGTGATCGACGGCGTGGCGGTGACTGCCGTACGCGACGACGATCTGATCATCGAGCGCACGCAGGGCCCTCGGGCCGAGGGCGTCTTCGCCAAGCGCCGCGTCTTCCACCTCACGTCCGGGCTCATCACGACCCCGGTGGAGGGGCAGCGCGTCGACGTGGGCGACGCGCGCTGGTACGTGGAGCAGGTGAGCGAGGCCGAGGGCATGCTCGAGCTGACCCTCCTGCGGCAGGAGACCTAGTGGCCGTCACCTTCACCGGCGATCAGATCGGGCGGGCGGTGTCCCTGCTGGCGCACCTGCCGGGGGCCGCGGAGAAGGCCATGGCCAGGTCAATCAATCGCGCCATGGCGAAGGCCCGGACCATCGGCGCAAGGGCCGTGGCGAAGGCGTACCGGATCAAGGTCGGGCGCGTGAAGAAGGGCATGGGCAGGCCGATCCGGGCGACACGGACAAGCCTCGCCGGTGCCTTCCTGGCTTCCGGCCGGCGCCCCACGCTGTACCAGTTCAGCCCGCGCCCAGCCAAGCCGGGCACCGGACGCAAGGGGGGTCCGCCGCTGCGGGTCGCAGTGCGCAAGCGCAACCAGCGCAGGCGGCTGCCCGATGCCTTCGTGTTCCGCGGGCTCAACGCCAACCTGCTCATCGGCCGCGAGGACCCGGATCGGATGATGAAGTCCAACCCGACGAAGCACCGGATCCAGGGTCTCTACGGCCCAGCGATCCCGCAGATGCTCGGGACGGAGCACAGCACGAGGGCCATGGAAGAGGCGGCGCAGGAGACCCTCGCCACCCGCCTGGAGCACGAGATTGGGCGCGCCCTCGACAGGGCCGCCCGGTGACGGTTAACAACCTGGTGGCCCGCCTGGAGGTCTTCGCCGCCGCCGCGCTGGTGGACATGCGACTGGAGGCCCACGGCGAGGACGATGCGCGGGCCCCCGTCATCGTGGCGGGGTGGCTCCCGCCGAAGCGCAGCGCAGGCGAGCCCACGCCCCCGCTGGTGCTCATCCGCCCGACGAAGGGGCAGGATGCACTCGACGGCTCGACTATCGAGGTGCTGTTCCTCGTTGAGACCTTCTCCGAAGATCAAGAGGGCTGGCAGGACGCGAGCAACATCCTGCAGCGCCTGCGCGGAGCACTCACCGGGGCGGACCCGCTAGGCCCATTCTGCCTGGAGCTGCCCCTGACCTGGGAGCTCTTCGCGGACCAGCCGAAGCCCCAGTGGGGCGGATTCATCACGACGACCTGGACGCAGCCCCGGATCGATCAGATCGGGATCACGCAGTAGGCCGGAGGATTCGATGGCGATCTATGCGCATGGCGTATCAGCGAGCGAGGTTCCGACCTCCGCCCGGCCTCCGATCACGGCGAACGCAGGGCTCCCTGTCGTGGTCGGGACAGCGGCCGTGGTCGAGGGCGTCCGCACGAATGTCAACGTGCCCGTGCTCTGCACTTCGTTGGCCGAGTTCAACGCGGCGTTTGGCGACGGGCCGGTCGCGGACTACACCCTTTCCGAGTTCGCCTCCGTCTACTTCGGGCTCTACGGCGTCCAGCCGGCCGTCTGCATCAACGTCCTGGATCCCGACGACGAGGACCACATGGACGCCGTGGCCCGCGCCGCGCTGGCGTGGGCGGACGCTGAGACCAGCCAGACGGTCGAGGTCTTCGGGGCCGACAAGACGACCGTCGTGCTCGACGACGGCGCAGCGCCCCCGGTGGCGTACGCGCTGACCACTGACTACACGCTGGCCTACGACTCCGACGGCTACCTGGTCATCACCAGGGTCGCCGCCGGGGCCATGGGCACGGGCGCCCTGCCGCTCTGCCACCTGACCTATTCGAAAATGGACCCCGCCGGTGTGGTCGCCGCAGACGTGATCGGCACGGCCGTGGGCGCGGCCAACACGGGTCTCTACTGCATCGAGGACGTCTACCCGAAGCTGCAGCAGGTGCCGGGGATGTTCCTCGCCCCGGGCTACTCTCACGAGCCCACCGTGGCCGCCGGACTGGTGGCGCGCGGTGCCAGCGTGAACGGCGTCTTCGTGCCCCAGATCGTGG